ATTGTGGGCCAGGGTTTCGTTTTGCAATCTCTTCTAGTAGAACTCGACGGTCTGTTATTCCAAGACTTCTAATACGACTAGAATCTAATACTGGTTGATCTTTGATTTCGGTAACGCAAGAAGATAGTAAAAGCGTATCTAGTTCCGCAGAGTTTTTATCTGTGGAGTTAATAAGCTTTGTCTGAACATCTCCTGAAGGTAGGTTTACCTTTGCAAGACCTGCTTTTAATTCAACCGTAAATCTACGATCATTAATAGGGTCTGCTAGTTCCTTAACCTCTACGTCCTTGTCTAGATCAATTTTAAATACTTGAACCTCAGGACATCGATCACAGACAGTAGAAACCTCTACCTCAGAGCCAAAAGTTGCTTTTCTAATAGCTAAAAGCAAAGCTTCTCGGTCTCCAGCAAGTAAAGAGTTTAATACTGCTTTATCAGCTGGCTGTCCACCAACAGATACTGTGCCTCGTTCTAAGATAGCTAGTAAAGCTTTTCCTGGATCAGAAATCTTTACAATAGCCTCTTCGTCTGCACCGTTAAGTTCTCGTACTTCTGCTGTTTTAATTACCTTTCCTTCAAACGGATCAATAAAGCCCGCTGGAAGAACAACCTCTGTGTCAGGGAGTGATGGGATCACTACTTGAGGGATAGACCCCATCACTTCCTGATTAACAAGACTGTTTACATCTTCTAATAGTTTGTTTGCCATTGCCGGATTTTCTGCGGCATTAATAGTTTCTGTAGCCATGTTATATTCCTTTTCTTAGATTATTAGAATGGGGCTGCTGTGCCTGCTGCGGTTAGGGCTGTTGCGTACTTAGCATCCCAACCTTCGTGTACTAGAGTCATTTCTTCGACCATCAAGCTATTTCCACCAGCATCTAGGTTGCTGTATGAAAGGTTTGTAATCCACGCATTATATACGCGGAAACGAATAGCTACGTGAGGTGTCTCTGAATTTACTCCAGCAAGAGTTGCATCTGCACCGGATAGTCCAGCAGGGTTTGGATGGCTAAGAACACGGATATCCAAATCGCAACGGAAATCTGCTCCAATGCCAGCCTTAGCTCCTGAGCTAATTACTGAGAATAAACGCTTCATCCAAGCGGCCTGTGAGGAATCCCCCAACATTACGCCTTTGCTAAGCGTGATTGGACTAAACGAAGTTTGTCCAGGTAACTGGTGAACAGTGGTGTTGTATCCACCTTCACGGTATTGGATCGCTTCAGTAGAGACGGTTAGGCCTGATACTGAGGTAAATCCCATTTTAGTGTCAAACTGAAATACAGGTGTAGCTGCATCAGCTGTTGGTAAAAAGTCCACGAGGAACCGAAAATTACGAACTGGATCGGTTGCTAGCGTACTTAACACGTTAGTAAACGCGGGTTTTGCCATGATCTATTATCCTTTCCTTACTACGCCGAAGCGCTTCCGGTGATCTGCCCAATGCTGATCACAACGAATTCTGCAGGGTATTCAACAGCCACACCAATTTCGATGTTTACTCGGCCAGCTAAAATATCTGCAGCTGTGTTATTTGAAGCGTCACATTTTACGTAATACGCTTCCTCTGGAGTTTGTCCTCTTAGTCCACCTTGTGACCAATAGCTACGTAGGAAGTTTCCTAGCGCAGTACGGAGTTGGTTCCAAAGAGTTTCGCTGTTGTTCTCAAATATTGCGAAGTTGCTGCGATCAGTGAGTTCTTTCTTCAAGAAGATCATTGAGCGGCGTACGTTAATATAACGCTCTCCAGTTGAGTTATTGAGAGTGCGACCACCCATAATTACAATTCCACCACCAGGAACGTTACGAATAGCGTTTACTGGCTTAGAAGCTGCGTTGAGTGAATCTAGTTCAGCATTTGTTAGTGTGCGCTCTAATGCTACAGCGCTTCCGATCTTTGTTCCAAAACCAGCTGGGGTCTTGAATACGCCACGAGAAGCATCTGTTTCTAGATACTTTCCTGCAGCAATTGCAGCAGGTCCAACTACACGAGTTGCGCCTGGAGCTGACTTTAGTAGGTCTGGAATTACTACCCATGGGTAATAGATTGCTGCGTTTCCGCCATCTACTGCTCCACAGCCATCAATTGCGTAAGTGATGGCTTCTGCTGGTGTAAGACCTGCAGGTGGGTCAATTAAAGCAAACACATCGCCACGAGCTTCTGCGTAAGCAGTTACGTCGTTATCTAGCAACACTTTGTTAGCACGGTCTGGGTTTGATCCACCAGATGCGAATGCATAAGAAGCGTCTGCGTTGATAAGAAGCAATGGGTTAGTAATTGAATCAAATGAAGACAACGCGGTTTGATAGCTAGCACGTGTAGGTGCTGAACCGTCTGCTCCAGATGTAAATGCCTTTTGGCCTGCAATTTCTGGTTGATTATCAGGTGCTGCAGTACCGCTAGATAGGTTGGTAAGTGTTACATAATAAGACGCTGAGTTAACATAAGCAACCGCATAACGGCTGTTTGTTGTGGTCATACTTAGATCAGTAAACTGCTCTAGAATTCCATTTGCGTCAGAAATGATTAGGTTAAAGGTTGTTGTAGAAGAGGCGGTTACTTCGGCCTTTAATCCGTTACCCCAAGCACCAGAGCTTTTTGCTGATACTCGAAGTGTGCTTAGAGGTGTAGCTGCACGGTCACGAAGAACTACGGATGCTGCTGTAGCTCCTGCACCTGTTACACGCTTGACGTATGCGGCACGTCCACCGTTGGCAAAAAATGAATACAAAGCCCAAGTAGCTGGGTAGCTATCTGATAGGCTGCCAAAAGTTTTTCCAAAATCGTACCAGCTTTGAACTAAAACTGGATCTCCTGTAGGTCCTTGTGCAAATGCACCAAGGAACGCTCCACGAGCCTGTCCGTTATCTGCTAATTCAATCTGTTGAGGCAGGGGTACTTCATTGATGAAGACTCCTGGTCTTTTATAAGATGACATTCTTACTCCTTAGGGTTGAGTTGTTTTCTCTGGGTTCCTAGTTATAGTTGTATTGTCTGAAACGGGGTAGGCTGACTGTTGAACGATATTAGAGGAGGTGTTTGTACTGGATACTTCTGAGCAATAGCGGTAGGCAAGACTTCAGCGCTAATGCGTATGTTGTACACATTAGAAAATAGTCTCTTACCGTTTTGATCGGTAGTATCTTTTTTAGACATTCCCAGAAATTCAACACGCCTAAGCGTCTTGTCTTCTGGAACAATAAGGCGGCCAAAGCGCATTGGGATGCGGTGACCGGATAGCATTGCAGCCATAATTGCACGGTCATGTCTAGGTTGACGTGCATAGGTTGTTATTTGATAATCAAGGTTTACTGGAATGGGTACTTCAGTAACATACTGTTTTGATCCAGAACCATCTTGATTTGTTGTACCTGCATCTACGCCTTCTGGGTAATACGGCATAGTGATGGTTCCACGATGAGCTCTTTCAAAGTCTTCAGAGTAACCAATAAAGTCAAGGGTGATATATGGGTATACCTGATCTCTAATTTCCATGTCAGGTTGACCGTACCAAACGCCTACTGGACGTTGAGCATTTGCACTATCAGAAACTTTAATTCCCTGTAGCGCTAGTTTTAGGGCTTTATCTTCATTAAGAATAATAGGCATTATTTAACTCCCAATCTCTTCAAGCCTCTAGAGAACCCCAAAATAAAAGCATTATCATCTTTGAGGTTAGTCATGAAGTTTCTTAGCACAGCAGAAGGAGGTGTATTTTGATCTCCGTACTCTAAAAAGAGCACTCTGTCTGAGATGTGGGGAGGATAGAAAACGGTGCCTTCACCATTTTGTTGTACCCAATAAATTTGAGAGACAATGTCTTCAGGCCACTCATTCCAACGACACCAAGCTCTAAGGCGTTGGGTAGTAGCGAAAGAGTCTTCTTGTTCAGCTACGGGTAGGGCGTTAAGGATATAGTCTGTTAATTTCACTTACGACCCGCGATTACTTTAGCCGTTAGACTCCCTGCAATCCAGCCAGCTACCATAGAGCCAGCGTGAAACTTGTCTAAGCCAAGTACACCGCGTACGAATTGTTCTCGATCAGCATCGCTTTCTTCGCGTGCCAAACGGTCAAGTAAGTAAATCATCAGAATCCTCCAAGAGAAGATGCGGGGTAAAGCTGCAGGGTCCGGATTACTCCGGCGTCAAGAACAAGAGTAAATGAAAAAGCCCCCTTTCGGGGGCTAATCATTTACTTCTTTTTAATCTTTTTAATGATCTTGGCATCCATCTTTCGATCCTCAGCCATGGTCTTTGGCTTCTTATGTTTCTTATCA